GTCTCATTTCTATTAGGTTGCCAGTCGCCTCCTTTTCTAGCTTTTAACTCGCTAGGTGTTGATAGATGTTCGGCTATGTCTTGGTCATATATAAAGGCACAGCCACCATAAGAATATTGAGACCAGTCACTGGCTCCGTTTAATAGGTTCTCTTTAGTAATATCCCTACCTTCAAGGTTCTCTAATAGATCAAAAGCAAATGCTTTGACACCTTTAGACCAAGCTGATCGTGTTTTATGGTTGTTTAATAATTTTATTAATTGGTTCATAATGTTTTACTTTTGGAAGTGTTCAATTAATTCAGTAGACCAGTTATAAATAAGACCAACCTGGCCTCCTTTTGGCATTTGTACCATTGAGAGAGGCTTTTTCTTTGTATCGTATTTAATCCAGCTTGCCACCATTTCTTGCTCGTTGTTAAAATAATGATCGAAACCGTTGACTATCTTTTTACTGTCGGGAATTGAGAGCCGATAAGAAACCCTACTACCTGTTTTATCAGTTGCTGAATGATACTTGCAAATAACAAGTAAGTTTTGAATTATTGGTTTTTTCATAATGTTTTATTTTCTATTTGATTTGATGATTAAAATTAAAGCTGTTCTTTAAAGCCGAAATTATCAGTGAGCCAATTCATGGCATCTTGCAAGCTATAAAAGAAGCCTTGCGTGCCGTCCCATAAGTACTGGACTTCCCAGAGATTCGTATCGATATCAAATAAGCAATCGAATCCTTGCAAGCTGTTATTTTTAATGTCTAGTAATGTAATTTTCATATTGATGTTTTTCTATTTGATTTGTAATTAGTAATTGGTTTGTTCTTTTAAAAAGATTACTTTCTTAACTTCGTCAATCTTATCTTTCATGAAAAGTCTCGTGGGCTCAGTCAATACTTCGTACTCTCTAGTGAGTGTATCTTCCCAGTTTCTTCTTAAAGCTTTTAATTCTTGTAATGATTTTGTTTCTAGTTGATTCATAATGTTTTATTTTCTAGTTGGTTATTGGTTAAAATAAATGTGATATCCTTAAACTATAAAATTGAATTTCTGTAAAGGCTTTATTTTTAGGTTTGTTGTAAGTCATTGATTTTACTTAATAGATAAAAAATAAAAAAAGTTTTATAGTTTTATTGATTGAATGAGATTAAAAGAAATTATCAATAATATTTGATCTGAATAAATGTGACGTCAAGATGTCATGATGAATTGACTTAATGATGTCATAAAATAAACAAAGTAAAAAATACAAATTTACAAGTGATAACAGATTATCAATAAGACCCAATCGATCAACCTGCTTTACTCGTGTAGTACTATAACAAACTGGAGAGGCTTTGCTTTACTCGTGTAGTATTCCCTAAGTCGTTGATTACCAGTAATTAGACATAATCTATATTGTACGATTCACGTTGATAATCAACGAGTTATGACATTAATTTTAACAGTATTCCCGGCCCATAGTAATTTTATAGGGGTATCAAGGGGGTTTTTTCCGTTCGCGTATATATCGTAAGCCCCTCAAATTTTTCTACCAAAAATCCAATATACTTTTGTTTAAAAGCAGAGCATGTCTCACATTATCTCTTCTAGATCGTCATCATCTTCTTCATCTTCTTCTAGTTCTAAAAGGATGACACTGGTAGCTAATATATCGTATTTAACAAACTCCAGTACACCTAAGATTGTTTGGTCATTCAAATCGAACTCCCCTTTATAACGATTTATTAAATTACATAAGTCGTTGGTTAACAAGTCTGTCTGAGTATCTATGTCCATATCTTTAAATTTAAGGCTTTACAAATCTGAAAATCGTTTATAATGTTATCTATAACTCATAAGGAGTCTTTCTTTAAAGACTATCTTTTAAAAACTACTTTAAAGTAACTTTAACAAGAAGTCGATACTTCGTTCTTCTCCTTCTAATCCTTTAAGAGTAAAGACTAAGACAAAGACCTTCTTTAACCTTCTCTTTATTAAAAAACTTTTTAAGGATAGGTGTGTCTAAAGACCAATAGTATCTTTCTTTTTAACATATATGATTAATAAAGAGCTTTAAAAGGAGGAGGGTCTTCGTCAGGGTCGACCCTCTTTTAAAAGTAGTATCTGCAAAGATATGTATTTAAACTAACTACCGAAGCACTTACATTAATCACATCCAAAGGTTACTGTTATAAGAGCCTTTAGCTTTGTTAAATGTATCTACAAAGGACGTTAGTTCTTTGTCCAGGAGTTCCTGTTTACGATAGTTAATGTTATTGTTAACATCTTGATTCATTTGTTCTACCCAATAGTTAACAGCAATAGAAAGAGCATCTAATCTATCATCGTTAATAAGGCTACCTTTATCCTTTGTTATCCTTGATAGTTGATAGATAAGCATATACTTAGCTTGATGTTCAATAGGATAGGACTGAGCACTCTTATAGTCTTGTTGAACAACAGAAGGATCAATAATAAGTTTATGTTGATTAAGGACAGGTTCAAGGACATCAATGATTCTAAGTTCCTTTTGTTTGTTATGTCTTACTTCTTCAATGGAACAAGGATAGGTAGTCATAAACAAAGGTTTAAGTAGTTCCATGAACATACCATCTCCAAAGTTAGACTCTATAATAATTTTGTTAACCTTATTAGTCTTGGCAATGTAGACTAGTTGTTTAAGAGTTTGTTCATCATATCCACCTTTTAACCCACCAGCTTCTGGAACAAAGAGTTGACCGTTAAGCATCTTAACAACAGCATATCCTGTTTCATCCTTACCTCTACCACTAGGGTCAATAGACAACACAGACCCTGTGTACTCAATCATATCACCTAATATCTTAAAGGGTTTATGAAATCTATCCCCACCTAGACCTACGTTAGGAATATCTTTATTTTCAAAGGATGGATCAGAGGACCACATAATCTTTTCAGGAGCTAGGTCTACATCCACATCTGTTATAATTAAATCGTTAACCTTTAAAGGATACCGATCAGCATCCGACAAACGAGGGTTAAGCATGAACTGTAAAGCATACCCAGTCCTACCGTACGACAGCTTTCTTTCTTCAAGGTCTAGATCAGTAAACCTAGAGGGTTCTGTAGATCGTCCTACTGTCTCATCTGTTATCCTTTCAGTTAAGTACGGAGCAATATCGTTATCGTAGTTCTTAAGTACTAAGTCTTCACTTGGATACTCAGAGGTCCATATACGAGCGTCATAGCCCCTCTCACGCAGTTTGTTATAAATAGAGTCCTCGCATTGGGGTGTCCCTAGAAAGAGAATCCTAGAGGTGTCTAAGGGCTTTAGAATAGCTTCAAACTCTTTTACTTGTTCATCTAGCTTATCACGCATCCCTTGAGTAGCAGAGTTATTAGGTACTTCGATGTCATCAGCAATGATAATGTCTGCACGGCTACCTGTTAACTGGGAGGATATACCGAGGGACTTAACGGAAGGTGCGTGAGCAGCTGGAGCAGGACCAACATCGAAGGCTATCTTAGAGAACCTTTGATCCTTTTTAGGGATTAGTCCTTGAAGAACAGGAATGTCGTGTATGATTTTCAAGGTGAAGGTGGAGAAGTCATCAGCACGGTTCTTAGAAGCAGATACAACCAGGATGTTCTTAGTGGGGTCTAGGAGGAGTTGATGTACAGCATAGGCAGAACATATCCAAGACTTACCTACTCCACGGAACGCCATGATAACAGATCGTTTAGGACCGTGTTGCATGAAGTCTGCAATGTCATATTGTAATCCAGTAGGATCAGGTAGGTTCAAGTGTTTCCAAACTACATATAAGAAGTTACGGAAGTCCTTGAGTTGTTTAAGTTTATCGATACTCACAATCCAACTCTTTTGTCTCTCTCTTTCGGTGTTGTTATTACTTTGTAGCTACTTTTTGCTTTAGTTGTATATCATCTTCAAAGGGGAGTACTTCATTGAGTAGGTCATTAAGGGGAGTATCTTTCCCACTTGTTAATACAATCTCATTATCTTTAAGTAATTGCCTAGCACCGTTCAGTAGTGATGGATTGTACTCACCAGTCTCGTGCATCTGATCGATAGCTGATTTGTAGGTATCTGCTACATAACCTTGTAATTTACCTAGTTCTTCAAAAGTCTTCATAATATATTGTTAACACTTCCACCTACGCAAAGCTAACGCTTTCCTAGTGGGTCTACCTTTACTATCTTTCATTGGTCCTTTGTTACCACCCATTCTAGCACAGAAGCTTCGCTTTCTAGGACCACCACCAGGTTGAGGAGCTTTTAAGTTAGACCCAGTAGCCTTGTTATACTTAGCTCTGCCTTTAGCAGTGAGTCCACCCTTCTTAGACTTTTCACCTCTACCTAGAGATAACGATACACTTCTCACTTTTTAAACCCACGCTTCATATTTGCGTAGGACTTAGGTGATATAGTAGACTTCTTCTTGCTACGACTAATGCCTAGCTTTCTTCTTCTGTTAATGTTTGCGTATAATCCTTTTTTCATCGTTTAATTAATATCTCCATCATTCTATCTAGTTTACCGTTAATTTCTTTAACCGTTGTTTCAAGACCACTCATACGGTTCTCAACAGCAGTATCTCGTTCTCGTTGCGTAGCTAACTCTACTTCAATCTTTGTTAATCGTTTCTCGTCTGTGTCTAAGCGATCTGATAGTTTCTTTATAACCCATCCGATAGCACCTAGGATAACAGCTAGAGCAGTGTCGAGAAAGTGTGAGATTGATTCAGTCATTAGTATTATAAAGCTGAGATTATGAAGGCGAGTAGTTCTTCGTATCTGATTCCTAGTTGAGTCACTTCTTCACCTGTGTCCTCGTCTGTCCAGGTATCAGAGCAAAACAATCCATACTCATGTGCATCTAGTCCTTCAGCAGAGAAAGCATCTCTTACATCCTGTGCAATGACTCCGATATGTTTTCTTGTGCCACCTTTGAATTTAAATCTCTTAACTAATCCTTTACAAGCTTGTGCAACTCTAAGTTCTGCATCTGACAAGTCTTGTATTTCTTCTTTTGAATTTCTATCAGAAGTGTTGATTGTTCCTGTGCCAGCGTAAACTACAGACCAGCGTTTTGAAGCAGAACCAAGAGATTGTGCGTTATCAGAATTAGGTTCAAATCCTCCTGTCGCTTGATTTAACTGAGTGACAAAACCAGCCGAGCCGTCATCATTGACCCAGGCTAATTGTAACTTCCCATCAAAGGCAACTACACGAGCGGTCTTTTTGTTAGTTGCTTGTCCACCTGAATGTATTTGCAGATAACCTACAGAGTCGGTCGAGTGTGAAATGACGAACTTATTCCCCGCACCTTTCGCTGCTATGTCCCCGACTACTTCTAGCTTATAGTTTCCACTTGCAACTGCACCAATCCCAACATTAGTTCCTACATTAAAAGTAGTATCCGTAGAACTTATCTTAGCAGCTGTGACAGCGTTATCTGCTATCGTAAGAGCAGTAGAACCTGTAACATCTCCTGTATGAGTTTGGTTGTAAAGATTAGTAGAACCTTGTGTAAGACCGTCTGTGTTAGTAGGATTGACTTGAGCACCTGCTGCAATACCTGCAAGCTTAGATTGTTCAGCATCATCATACTCATTAGTATTAGCGTTGCTTTCGTAAAGAGTCTTAACTTCAGCAGCCGTAGGAGAAGCACTACCACTAGCAGCAGCTGTAATCCTTCCTTGTGCGTCTACTGTAAGATCGGTGGCAGTGTAAGAGCCTGGAGTTACAGCAGTGTTAGCAAGCTTGTCAGCAGTTATAGCGTCATCATCGATCTTGTCTGTAGTGATAGCAGCATCAGCGATGTTAACGGTATCGATAGGACCACCTGCTGTGCCTGTTGCTAAAGTAGCAGCTATTTGAGAGTCTACATAACTTTTCCTAGCAGCGTGATTTCCGTTAGTAGGATCAGTGGCTGGAAGTGTTAAAGCACCACTCATTGAATCACCTGCTTTGGTAACTTGTAGTGCGTCTTGACCGTCTACATAAGTCTTATTAGTAAGATCGTTGCCAGTACCAGGAACAGCAGAGGAAGTAACTTTATTAGAACCCATGTCCAAGTTACCAGTCATCGTATCCCCTGCTTCATCAACAAAAGTAGTATCTGCGTAGTTCTTAGTTACTGCATCTTGTGGGTTTGTAGGATCAGCTAGGTTTTTAATCTTGGCTAAATCGGCATCGTAGTGTCCATCAACAGGGTCTTTAGTCATCGTGTTCTTACCACTACCCTCTTCAATCTCTTCGTTAAGATAAAGGTTGTGAAGGTAAGCACGATCTAGTTCTACCTCAGTAAGTACACTTCCATTCTCAAAGTCTACAAGAGCTATATCAGAAGCACTATCTCTTTTGATCCTTATCCTGTCTCCAGTTGCTGG